CAAACTTACGGCAAATGGAAAAAAAGTTATACGATGCTCAGCTTGGACAGTGTGGAGACAAATTAGATTCGAATCCAGCAAACACACCGGACAAACCAACGCAAGTATTTCCACCAGGTGATGCTCAAAGATGGAATCCACCACCACACGTTGCTAGCAAGAGCATACCTTTTGGCTTACGTGCGGGAGTTGCATTAGATTCAAAAGGTCAACCATTTAATTCTGACGAATTTGCAAAGCTAAACGGTAAATATAAGTTTATAGGTGATGACGGTCGCCTAGAACGCGGCCGCATATTCCAAGACAAACTTTCTGCATCAGTAATGAACCATAGCGCATTATCTTTAGGCACTGGCTCAAAGGCAAAAGCAAAGCAATGGGGCTTTAGATTTATGTACAACCCAGAAGTTATTGGCTATAGCACTAGTGGCAATAATTCAATTGACTGGACGTTTGGCTCAAAAGACTCTGCAACTTCTCTTACTGGTAATCAAACTGTTAAAGTTGAGCTTTTAATAAGTAGGATTAGCGACCTAAGTTATTTAAATATGGCTGCTGCAAAGAGGGATGAAACCGCTGCGTATGGAAGACCGCTACAAGAGGAAGAACGTTATGGACTTTTAAACCGAGGAACTGAATACGATTTAGAGTTTTTATACCGTTGTTTAAACGGAGATCCAGAAGAAAACACCATGCTGCTTGATGAAAACTACGGCGCTAATATTGGGCACAAAGAATATCGTAGAAGCTCGGATATTGGCTATATTACTGGTATCCCATTGTGGATGTACTTAGGACCAAATTTAAGGTATTTTGGTTCTGTAACTGGACTCAATGTTACCCATAAAATTTTTGATCTAAATATGGTTCCTATGCTTACAGTTGTTTCTGTTGACTTTACTCGTTACCCTGCCCAATTTAACGTAGAGGGAGAAACGGGAATCCAGTCTATTGGTACTATGGGCGGCATTGCTCCTGCAGGCACTCCTGAAACACCGAAACCATAAGAAAGGATAATCATGATTGAAAGAGTTTCACGATATTACGATGGTCCGCTATCACAGACTGCTCATAAATATACGGGTAACCCTACCGTATCTGTTTACCGTGCTTTTCCAACTTCTAAAAAAGTACAGTATGTAGAGTATACGTGGGCGGATGGAGATGCAATAGCTATTCTAGCTCAGGCTTACGGATTAGGTTCAAAATATTGGTGGGAAATTATGGAAATTAATCCAGAAATTGATGACCCATTTAATATCGCTGCCGGAACAGTGATTAGGGTCCCTTATGGAAACAGCTAATTCTCCGTCAAATAGACCATTTATTTGGCAAGAAGGATCTATAGATTCTTCTTTTACAGTAGAGTTTACAAAAGCACCTGATATGACTATGGCACTAATTGGTGCAGAACTATATAGAAATCCCGAAGAACATGACAGACTTGTTCTGCATTTTAAGGGCCACCCGAGCAATAAAAAAACAGGCTTAATATCTGGAGACCCGGTTAGGTTTACATTTAGATCAAAAAAAATTAAAGAAACTTGGTATGGATATATTAGGCATGTAGAGCAGCCAAACACCTGGCAAGGTGGAAACACAGATATTGTTTGTGTAGGGGCTACGTATTACCTTAAAGATACTAATCAAAAAATCTATAAGGATGTTACTGCTGATCAGGTTGTCACAAAGATTGCAAACAAACATGGTCTTGCAACAGTCACTCAACGCCATCCTAGAACACGCCCCAGTGTTGTTCAGGCAGGGCAAAGTGATTGGCAGGTTATCAGGAGCTTGGCAAAACAAACTGGTTTTGCCTTAGTTACAGATAACACTACTATTTTCTTTGTGTCAAAAGATAAGATTTATTCAGAAAAGAAAAAGTCTGCCCCTTACTTTTTTTATGTATCTACTGAAGAAGACGGCCAAGCTCCACGTGAGCTTAAGGTACTTGGAACCATAATTAGCTGGAGCCCTATGCTTAGTGATTACGCACCAGAAGCCGGTGGAAGAGTTGATCGTGTAATTACTGCGGTAAACACTGCTAATGGAATTGTTGCTCAGTCAACACATCAAAACATTGTAGATGATAACCTTGTTAGCGGAGTAGTTGTTCCTAATGAAGGGTTCTTCTTATCATGACAGTTTTTTCGAATAATAAGTCCACTGCAACAACTAAAGCAGGATTTAAAAAATATCACGTGCACGAAGTAGCTACTAGTCAAACAGACGCTAAACAAATTGCGGATTCCTATAAAAAGTCACATAGATATCAACATAGGGCTCAGGTATCAGTTGTTGGCCACCCCTCTATCAAGCCATACGACCCTATCTATTTAGACGGACTACCTAACGGTCTGTCTGGATATTGGACCGTTCTTTCTGTTGTCCACGTATTTGGTGGCCGCCCTTCGGATTATTTTTTAAACTTAGAGGTTGGTACAGATATAATTGGGGATGTAGACCCTACTGCAGCTACTCGCGCAGCAACTAGAGATATTCAATCAGAGCTGTCAGGACAGTCTTTAGTTGGGTATGCAACTGTTCTATCTGAGTTCTCTCTGTCCCCAAACTCCTCAGAACTCATTCCAACTAAGACAGTTATGCCCACAGCCTATACTTCAACCTCTGTGACAGATGTTCCAAGCGTCTACGGCGCAACCAAATTTTTAGATTACTATCCTAATTTGATTTCTATAAAAAACCCTGTAAAATGGGTAGCTACAAGTAGTGGGAGAATTGTAAAATGAGTTTTGATAATTACGGCCTTGATGAGAATACCTTTAACCACGATCCGCAAGGAAGATCTAGGTTTTATGGTATCTATTCTGCCCAGGTATCTGCCGGCCTAGATCCTACAGGCAAAAATAGAATAAAAGTTAAAGTGTTTATGCCCTCAGGTACGGAAGTATCTAACTGGGCTAAAGCCTGCCTACCTATTACAGATTCGTCATACCACCCAGATCACGAGCCCCATAATGTTGCTGCCCTTGCCGCTATGTTAACTACAACCCCTGTATCTGTAACAGACTCTAGAGGGGATACAGAGACTGTTCCTGCCCTTACAATAGTGGCAAAGTCTCCAGGCAATCAACAGCTAAACCACCAACATGTAGCAGTTACTAAACAAAAAACTGTTAGCAAAAATAACGCCACTATTGTTGCAAATTCTCCAAGCGCTACCACAGACTCTAAGGAAAATAGTAAGTATACTGCTGCTAGCGGGCTTGGAGTAGGCACAACTGTTGGCTCAAAAGGCGACCTAGTTCCTGAACATACCTTTCATAGGTCCGTACCTGTGGAAGGACAAATGGTTTGGGTTGTTTTTGAGGCCGGCCTTCTTGAATACCCTGTTTGGATTGGAGTACAGTCATGAGTTCTTCGATTAGTTATCCATACACTTTAGATACAAATGGGGTTGTTGCAAGTGCCCAAACAGCAACTAAACTGTATTTAGATAGGGTAGTTACTCTTTTGTCAACAAATGTTGGACAAAGACCTATGCTTCCAGAATACGGCACAGACTGGTCCACTACCCTGTTTGAAAATGAAAACAACTATCGTAGAGCAATACCTATTGCCATATCTAACGCAGTACGTAGGTGGCTCCCAGACCTATCTGTAGAAAAAGTAGAGCTTTCTGGAGATGAGTACTCAGGAATAGTGTACGTAAATCTATACCTAAAATTACCAGATAATACAATAGCAACTATGAAAATTAACACGGCAACATTTAATTACGACGGATTGGTTACGAGGTAAAAAATGGAAATTGACTACACTTCTAGAGATTTTGCTGCTTTAAAAGCAGATTTAATTAATTTAATTAAGGCTAGGACCAATACTAACTGGGACCCTACAGACTACTCTGACCTAGGAAACGTACTAGTTGAATCATTTGCGTACATGGGGGATATCATGTCGCACTACCTTGACCGCATTGCAAATGAAACTTCTATTGATACAGCTATTAAAACTGATACTTTATTAACTTTTGCTAACCTCTATGACTATGTAGTGTCTGGACCAACACCTTCTACCGTGTACGTAACTTTTACAAATAGTTCTACAACTACTTCATATGATATTCCAATTAGTACTCAAGTTATTGCCCCCCTTTCATAC